ACCGGAATGGTCGGCGGGGAATACTGCACGATTTTATGTGAGAGAGCTATTTTCCGAGCAACCTATTCTGGCCTGCCTCTGGTGTTCCAGTTCGATAAAGTTGAGAGCAATACGGGTTGCCGGTTGGCTGGCTCTGTTTGCAATTACGGTAGCTTTGTTTTCTTCTTGGCTGACAATGGATTCCATATGTTCGACGGGGCAAAGTCCACGCCGATAGGTAATGAGAAAATAGATAAGTTCTTCGAGGCTGACTTCAACAGCAACTTCAAGGACAATATGTCTGCATCAGTTGACCCGCTGAACCAGATTGCTGTTTGGTCATATCCGAGCACTGAGAGCACTGACGGCACACCCGACAGATTGTTGATATTCAACTACGCTCTGGGCAGGTGGTCCATAGCTAACGTGAACGCTAACTATATCGCGCCGTTCTTCTCTGGCGGGTACACGCTGGACAACTTAGATAACATTTCAGCAACGCTTGATGGGCTCGATATCAATTTAGACAGTGCGCTATTCCGTGGGGGTGAGTTCTTCTTCGGGGGAGCATTGGGCAATAAGCTGTATTCGTTCTCTGGTGATGTTTTACCGGCAACAATAGAGACCGGTGAGGTTGGAATATCTTCTGGCAAGCATAGTATTGTCACAAGGGTTTATCCGCATTATACAGACGGCACTGTTACCGTTCAGGTCGGAACACGGAACCAGCCATCAGATGCTGTGTCGTTTAGCAGTTCTACCAGCTTGAGCACGGAGGGCTTTGCGCCGTTTCGCTCTGAGGGAAGGTACCACAGGAGCAGGTTCAACTTCTCAGGCCATTGGTCTCAGGCTCACGGCCTAGAGATTGAAGCCAGAGAGATAGGACGCAGATGACGCGCACGACAAACTATCGTATTCTGAACCCTGTTACAGCCACTACGCGAGAAGTCGCAGAAGTGCTTAACAGAACAGTTGACGGTAAGCTAAATAGTGTGGGTGAGTTCACTATAGCGCAAAGCACGACATCAACAACTGTGACAGACCCACGGGTAGGCAAGGAAAGCGTTATATTGTTCAGCCCATTGGATGCACATTTCTACAGCGTGGAGCCGGTGGTCAACACGCTAAACAACGGAAGTTTTGTCGTGGAGAGCAAAAGCCACGGTCACGCGACGGCGGTGGCATATGTCATTATTGGATGAATACGAAAGGCTAATGCATCACATAGAGGCCGCACTAGGATACGCTGGAAACAGTCACACGGCTCTGGATGTGCTGGACGCTATACGCTCTGGCAAAGCCCAGTTTTTTCCGTATGAAAATTCTGTTATAGTGACGGAGATAGTTGACTACCCACAGAGAACGTCCTGCCGAATCTGGTTAGCTGGTGGAGATATGGACGAACTGATGGAAGCTGAAAAAGAAGTCGCAGAATGGGCCAAGGGCCACGGATGCGATTCAATGGAAATTATAGGACGTAAGGGCTGGGAGCGCCAGCTAAACGATTATCAGGCGACAGCCACATTATTGACAAGGAAGTTGTAACATGAGCAAGGGCGGCGGAAGTTCACGGACTATCACACAGTCCACACAGGCACCGGCATATGCACAGCCGTTTCTCAAGACGGGGCTGGAAGAGGCCAAGCGTCTATATGAGAGCCCAACACCTCAGTATTACCCTCAGAGCACAGTTGTAGGCTTTGCACCTGAAACGGAGCAGGCACTGAGCGGATACCGTTCACAAGCTCTTCAGGGTAGCCCTCTAATCGGCGCGACACAGGACGTTGTAATGCAGAACCTGATGGGCACTAACCCGCTAATGTCAGCGGCAATGCAACCCGTTCTGGAAAAAATGCAGGGGCAGGTCGCTCAGTCCGGCAGATACGGCTCAGGGTACGGTCAGGGAGCGATTGCTCAGGCTTTGGCACCTATGGCCTACCAAGCACAACAGGCGGCGATTGCACAGGCACCAGCGGCCCGTGAGTTTGGCTTTGCTGACCTTCAGACATTGGCTCAGGTTGGCGCGGCTAGAGAGGCTCAGTCTCAGGCAGAGCTAGAGGCAGATATGCAGAGGTTCCAGTTTGAGCAGGCACGGCCCACGCAAAAGCTGGCAGATTATATGCAGTTTGTTCAGGGTGGCTCAGGCGCACTCGGTGGCCAGACAGTTACTCCGGTCACACGCAACCCAGCACTAGGGTTCCTCTCAGGCGGTCTAGCTGGCGCACAGGCCGCTCAGATGATGGGTAGCACAAATCCAATGTATGCCGCAGGTGGCGCATTGTTAGGAGCATTCGGATAATGGCAAGAATACCTACAATATTAAACGGCGGTGCGGCGGGCACCCGTGCGTTTATGGATATGCTTTATCCTAAGCCCGCCCAATTAGGGCCAAGAGCAAGCGCAGAAGACCCTCTGTCGAATGCGGCTCGATTACGCCGTGCAATTCAGCAGGGTCAGTATTCTGGCTCGTATCTGCCCAGCGCTGACACGCTAGTGCCCAAGGGAACAACACCACCCAAAAAGCCCATGAGCCTTATGGAGCGTCTGTCTCCTGAATTTGGCACACCGGCCTCGGCTGGCTTAGGTGCGGCGGCGGCAACAGGCTTGCAGATGTCAGGCTACAGCCCGACACCGATATCAACGGCGCAGGGCTTGGGTGCAATGATGCAGTCTGGCATGAAAGCATTCCAAGCGGCTAAGGCGGCTGAGACTGCTGAGAAGCGGGCTAAGATGCAAGACGAAATTGCTATGCTCACTCTCAAGCAAAAGTTGGGCAAGCCGAGTGACTTGGTTAAGTTGTTCGACAAAGCAACTGGTCAGGAATACAACGCTAGATACCAGCCAGACCATCCCCAAGCAGACCAGTTCGGGTATGTCAGGGTTGGCGGCACAAAAGCTGACACAAGAAAGCTGGAAACAATTTTCACTGCGGGCGGCGGCTCGTATAAGGGGATATATGACCCAACAAATCCAAAAGCAAATGCTGATGGCTATGTTCAGGTTGGTGAGGTAAAGCCTCCGTCTGGCATGTCCATGACCGTGAATCCTGACACCGGCGAGGTTACATACAGCACTGGTGTTGGTGTTGGCGGCATGGAGAAGACAACGAAAAAAGGTCTTGAGACAGATATAACCACTTTGACAAACAGAGTTACACAGCTAGACCAAATTGCAAAAGACTTTAACCCTGACTTTTTGAAAGTCCCAACTCAGTTGGAGTTTGCGGCTAGAAACCTTGGAGAGAAGTACAATATTTTAGATATACCGCAAGAGCTAAAAGATAAGATGCTTGATTATTCAAATTTTAGGGGAAGGACTCAGGAAATATTTTCTACTATCCTAAAAGAATTATCTGGTGCGGCTGTTACTAAATTTGAGCTTGCTAATGCTAGAGCATTCCTGCCCGACAAGGGTGACGCTCCGACTGTGTTCAAAGCAAAATTGCGCGGGTTTACGGCAACGTCTAATGCAATACTTTACAGGGCGCAGAACTTGCTTTCTGGCAAGGACAAGCTCACTGACAACCTAGCCAAGAAATATCCTCTGTCCATCAGTAAAACGACCGACGCGGGAACAAAAACAATGTACATAAATGAGTATGTTGATGCCGCTATGATGATGAATAAAAACCTTACGCAATCTCAGGCTTTAGATAGATACGCAGAGGAAGCAAAAAATGTCCAGCTCTAGCAAGCCCGCTTTCCGCTCACCTTTTACTGCGTCAGGCTCTCAGAGTTTGCTTGAAGAGGAAGAACCGTTATTACCGTCATCTGGCGGCGCGGGTCTTCTTGATGTAGGCGTTGCTTCTTTGTACCCAACACCAGAAAGCAAGATGGATTACTATTCATCAAGCCTTGGCATACCGAGAGAGCGCTTCGGGGCTAGGCAGGGGCAGATTGTTTATAGAACTGAGGATGGCAGACTACAGCCCGTAGAAAGCGGATTCGGCAGAGGGGCAATGAGCGGCATTGGCCCTGCTTTACCAGCCGCAACTGGAATGCTCGGCGCGGCAATCGGCATACCACTTGGACCAGCTGTAATGGCAGGCACAGGCACGTTAGGTGCGGCTGGCGGGCAAGCACTTCGTGAGGCGCTAGCTGGCACTGCGCTAAAGAAAGAGGGCATTACCAGAATGGTAACTGAGGGCGCAATAGACCTCGGCGCAAACATGGCTGGTCTGCTGATAGGCAGGGGCGTAAATAGAGCCTTGGCAAGTGACGCGGCAAAAACAATGCGGCAGGAAATATCTCGCAGAGGCGGTGATGTCGCTACTGCGTTATCGTCAACCCTAGCAAGGGTTAATGAAAAATATGGTACAAATATTATTTTAACGCCTGCCGAAATAACAGGCGCGGCTGACCTCAGAACAGCACAGCTTGCACTAGCATCTGAGCCCAGAACTGCTGAGACGATGGCTGAATTTTATGCAGGACGCGGTGCGGAATCGGGGCAAGCGGCTAGACAGTTTATAGAAGATGTTTCGCCTATGGCTGACCGTGACATTGCTGGACAGCAACTTGTTGATGTGGCTGGTGAGGCAATAGCTGTAACGCGGGCGGAAAGGTCAGCGGCGGCTCGTCCGGCTTATGAGAGTGCATTCTTCGCTACCGAATTGGATGAGGCTGGCGAGGTCATTAGCCGGTCGCCAAGGATGGTTAATATATCTGCGTTTGACACTCAGTTAAATAAACTAGTGACAGAATATCCATTTCTAAAAAGCTCCTTGAAAAAAATAAAGAGTTCATACACAAACAGAATGGACCAGCCCCTAGAGTTTGTTCAAAATAACATTAAGGAAGCTCTTGATGACGTTATATCATCGACCAAAGTAAAAAAGCCAAAAGCGTCTCAAAAGGCGGGAGAGTTGCAAAGGGTTTTACTTGAAACCCTAGATGAACAAGTTCCTCAATATGCCAGCGCCAGAAAGCTTTGGGGAGACCTCAGTGACCCCGTTACCTCTGTTCAGGGCGGCTCTCTTCCAAGAATAGCAAACAAGACATCAAAGGACTTCTATGATGTCGGCAAAATGTTCATTACGAAGGACAGTCCTACTTCTATTGCCAGAGCAAAAGAGCAAATCCTTAAAGTAGATGGCGGTAAAGAAAAATGGAATGCCGCAGTTCGGGGTGGGCTTGAATCAATATGGGAGCAGTCAACTCGTCAGTACAAGTCATCTGTCGCAAGGCCGGAGATGATGGAAGCGGGTGCGGCTGTTGACTTCTGGGCAAAGCTAAAGGGCGACAAGGCTCAGTTATCTCGCATGCAAGCGGCTCTGGAGCCTGAGCAGTTTAAAGCGTTAAATAATTTGCTGGACGTTTTTGCGGCTACCGGAAAGGCGTATAACTTTAACAGCACGACTAACGCGCAAGCGCTTGGAAGTGACGCATTAAAAAGGGCGGGCAAGATAGGCTCTGTTCTTAAATTTGTGACGGCACCTTACCGTGTCTTCACGGCTTCTAGTGACGCGATAGAGCAAGGCATAATTAACGCAAACCTTGATGCGCTTGCAAAGGTTATTACCAGCCCTAACGCAGTCGAAGAGTTAGCCAAAATTGGCAAAGGCGCTGGCGGTTATTACAATCCTCGCAATTTAATGTTAGTATCGCGTGTATTAGCAGGAACTGGAAGATATACCGCTGGTGTCATGGAAAGTTACCCAGACATGCCTATCGGAGTTGATGTTAAACCGGAACCAAGTTCTGGGGCGTTGTCTATATCACCAAACAACACGGGCAAATTTATCAGCCCATTTTAAGAATGGCAAAGCTAGGAGCGAGTAATGGCTAAAGATAAAATTTCAGAGTATAGCACCAGCGCTGGCTCTAACACTGTAATTTCTGATATAGACCTCGGCGAAGGCACTATGGTCCCAAGCGATGTCAATAATTCGCTTCGGATGATGATGAAGCATCTGGCTGACATGAACGCCGGAACGTCATCCATACAGGATACACTGACTATTGCTGACCCAGACGACGATACCAAGAAAGTCCGACTGGATGCTGTGGGCGTTACCGCTGGTCAGACCCGCGTTCTCACAGCACCTGATGCAGATGTGACCATTGCTGGGCTTTCACTGGCGCAGGAATACACCGCCGCGCAGAACTTCAACGCGACAACGCTGACTGATGCCGCGACGATTGCTTGGGATGCTTCGGCTAATCAGGTTACATCTGTTGAGATAACAGCCAGCCGCACGATGGGCGCACCGACAAACCAAGTTGATGGCGCGGTGTACGTTCTGATGATTAAGCAGGACAGCACTGGCGGATTCACGATGTCTTGGAATGCCGTGTTTAAGTTTGCTGGTGGAACTGCTCCGGTGGTCACAGCAACAGCATCTGCAAAGGACGTATATGTGTTCTTGTCGGACGGCACAAACATGATGGAAATTGGGCGTTCACAAAACGTATCTTAGGGGCTTTCTATGAGTAGCATTCTCACGCTTGCGGGTAACAACACATCTGACGCATCTTTCTATCCGCACACGATAGACCAGTCTCTGCGCTTTGAGGATGGCGACACACCTCGCTTACGTTTTGGCACAGGAACACCAACAAACGCCAAGATATTTACACAATCTTTTTGGATAAAGCGAGGCGAACTTGACGCAGATAATTATTTTTATTCAACATTTGTTGATGGCAGTAATGAAAACAAAGTAAGATTTAAGTCTGATAATACTTTT